GCGACTTGTCCGTAACAAGAGCAACAACTGCAACAAGAGTAAACTCTGCGGGGTTGGTTGAGTTAGTGCCATATAACAGTGTGCCATTTTCACAAGAATTCAACAATGGCGTATGGAGTTATTATCTTTCAACCATTACACCAAATAGCACAATCGCACCCGATGGCACAACGTCTGCGGATACAATAGCAATATCGGGAACGAATGGAAGTACCTATCAATCTACTTCATTAGGTGAAGGAACATATACAATTTCAGCTTATTTCAAAAAAATAAATGAAGATAACGTGTATATGGATTGTGGCATCGGTGGTTATTTCGGTGCTTCATTTAATTTGACAACTGAAGTAATTACTCCTTTCGGTGGTGCTTTCAACTTCAATATGGAAGACGTTGGGAATGGTTGGTTTAGATGTTCTGTTCAAGGTTACGCAAATGGTAGCGGTGGCTATGGGTTCGGTGTTTATGCAAGTGGTGGGCAAAGTGCATACATTTGGGGCGCACAACTTAACGAGGGAACTATCAAACCCTACCAAAAGACGGAAACAAGACTTAACATCCCACGTCTTGACTACTCAAACGGTACTTGTCCAAGTTTGTTAGTAGAACCGCAAAGGACTAACTTACTTTGGTATTCCGAACAGTTTGATAACGCTACATATTGGAGTCCATTTAACGCAACAATAACAGGAAATACAGCAATTTCTCCAAGTGGTACAAATACTGCTGATACGCTAACATCTAATGCAGTAACAGGTGGGGATGTTTATAGATTGATTACCTTAAACGGAACTTATACTACAAGTGCATTTTTTAAATCAGGAAATGCATCTATTGCTCGTATAGCTTATTCAAATGGAAATACTGCTAATTTTAACTTGTCAAATGGAACATACACTATATCAGGCGGAACTTCAGCAAGTATTGAAGACGCAGGTAATGGTTGGTGGAGATGTACATTTACAACTACTATAACTTCAGGAGCTTTAGTAGCCTATGGAGTAGATGGAGCATCAGGAAATTTTGTATATCTTTGGGGAGCACAACTCGAAGTCGGTACATACGCCACTTCATACATACCTACAACCTCTGCAAGTGTAACACGCAACGCAGACGTAATATCAAAGACGGGTATCAGTTCGCTTATAGGGCAAACAGAGGGTACTTTGTTTGTGGATGTTTACAGACCTACTTCGAATAGTCCGTTTATTTTTATGATTGCAAACTCGGTCGGTGCTAATGCTTATTTAAATTCAATTTATTTATATCAGTTACCAACCGCTCAATTAACTTGCGATGTGTTTGTTTCAGGTGTTTTACAAGCATCTATAGTAACTTCACTTTCAGGCCTTGCAGTCGGTAGAAACAAGATAGCTATTGCTTACAAGCAAAATGACTTTGCACTATATATAAACGGAACTCAAATAGGAACTGACACAAGTGGTAATGTACCAACAATGAGTGCCTTTGAAATCAATGGTGCAGATATTAGTAGCATTTCAAATGTAGAAACAAACGCTGCTGCCCTTTGGAAAACTCGCCTTACAAATACTCAACTCGCACAACTTACAACGATATGACAAACATATATAAACTTACTTATTCAGACAAGGAACAAGCACTCGCAGACCTTAAAGCCAAAGGCATTCTTGTAGAGGTGGAGTTCAACGGAGAAAAACACGAAGCATACGGACAAGGTGTCCAAGCAGTAGTAGAACTTGGATTGTAGAAAATGGCATTCGTTTACATACATATGAAGCCAAGCACGCGTGATATTTATTACGTGGGGATAGGAACGGATCCTAAAAGGCCATATCGTAGAACTAAACGAAATCCATATTGGACTCGTGTTTATAATAAGTATGGATTATTAGTTGATATTGTTGCAAAAGACATATCACTAGAAGAAGCTAAAGAGATGGAAAAATTTTTAATTGATTCAATAGGAATTGATAATCTATGTAACATAACTTTAGGCGGAGAAGGAGCATTTGGATATAAGCCATCGGAGGAAAATAGAAAAAGACATTCAGAAATAATGAAGGGTAGGCCTTCACCTAGAAAAGGTTGCAAGCATACGCCTGAATCATTAAAGAAAATGTCTGAATCTCATAAGGGTTGGAAAATGTCTGATGATCAAAAGAGAAGGCTGATTGAATATTTAACAGGTAGAAAGCATTCTGAAGAAACTAAAAGAAAAATATCAGAAACAAGAAAAGAAAGAGGAATACAAATAAGTGAAATAACTAGGCAAAGACAAAAAGAAGCTTGGAGAGAATCATCCATGAGGGTTCGAGAGCTTACAACAGGTATTGAATGCTATATGTGGGAGACGCCTGAAATATTTAATGCTAGTTATAGAACAGTAAATGGTAATAGTAATCATGAGAGACCTATTGCTAATGGAAAAAGTAAAGGATTAAATTTTATAAGGATATGAACATTTTTAAGCTTAATTATGAGAACGAACAACAAGGCCTTGACGATTTAAAGTCAAAAGGAATATTTGTTGAGACAGAAGGCATTGATGGCAATGTGTATTTGGCTTATGGCGAAGGTGTGCAAGCTGTAGTCAATATAGGAAAAATTATGATCGCCCCGCCCGTAATGGATGGAATGGATATAGTCACACCTCCTGTTTACGCTGATGGCTACCACTATGACGTAATGAGCGAGAACGAGTACAACTTCGGAGCTAACTTGGTTGAACCTAAAAATCCGAAACACGCATTTGCAGGACACGCAGTTACAGAAGAATTCCCTTACACACCGCAATTATTGACAAATGGCTAAGATAAAAGAAATCACTAACTTTGTGAAAGCGAGCAAGAAGGAAAGACCGGGGGTGCACGCAAAGGCTAAGACGAGTAAATTAAAGTCGTCAAAGCTTTATAAGAAGAAGTACAAAGGACAGGGAAAATGAAAAGCAAGTTGATAACATTTTTTATAGCACTCACTGCAATGTGGGCACCGGTAGAACTCTCTGCCATATGTCTATTCTTAACGATTGGAGTTGACACCATAGTAAAGCTCATCTCGCTTTGGTATATCTCAAAGAGAGAAAAGAGACCATACAATGATGTGTTTAAATCAAAGATGTTACGTAGAGGTTATATGTTTAAATTGGCAGGATATGCCTTTGTAGCTATTCCTCTTTTACCACTTGACTTTTATTTGCTTACGCCATTCGTTAGCAGTGTATTGAAAAGCACAGGCTATGAAATCATTTTAAACAAGGCTGTATTCACCAACGGCATACTAATTATATTCTCTCTTATTGAGATATCCTCAATCAATGAGAATTGGTTTGACATCACGGGTAATAATATGCTAAAGGCTGTGTTAAATATTGTCAAGAAGATTCGTGGTGCAGTTGAAAGCGCTGCGAGTACTTATAGAAATATAAAAAACTAATGGTAAGAAGCTATACCGATACTGAGTTACTTGATAGAGTTAAATCTTTAAGTACCTTTAAGGATTTGCCTAAAGGTTATTGGTTACTTGGTGTTAGGTCTAACGAGGACACTCCAAATAAATTTGATGATAAAATCTATCTATTTAAGGACGAAGAGTTTATTACGGTTACGTCAGCAACGACTAACCCGGGGACTCCTACGCTCAAAAGATTTGAGAAAGTCAACAAAGACGGAGCAGCAGTTCTCAGAGCAGACGTATGGTATTATAATTTATGGAAGTATGGAAAGCACCAAGGAAAGGTTGAAGCATTGTTACAGCTTGGAAACTCAGTGCAAGTATATAGAGATACGGACAAAGATGAGAAATCAGAAGAACAAGGAGACCTTCAGAAAGGTTATTTTGGCATTAATTTTCATCCTAATACATATAACTTAGACAAGACTGTAGGATCAGACATTGGATGGTATTCAGCAGGTTGTCAGGTTGTTAATGATATTAAAAAATATAAGCAGATGATTAAATTACTTAAGACTGAGAAGTCAGTATCTTACTGCTTGATAAATGAGTTCTGATGAGAAATAGATTGGCAGGTACTAAAACAGGTTCTTCAAGAAGTGCTAAATACTATCAAGAGAATCCTGAAGCAAGAAAGAAAAAAATTGCATATGACTCAAGGTATCAAGATACTGAGAGCAGAAAAGAATATCGTGCTAATCTGAATAAAGAGAACCGTGAACGTGGAACATATGGCAACGGAGATGGCAAAGATGTTGCCCATAAGTCACGCACTAAAACTCGTATGCAGTCACAATCTAAAAACCGCGCTGATAAAAAGCGCTCATTCTTCAAATAATGAAACGATTTGCCCTTATTTTGTCACTAATTTTGGCAATAATTGTGACAAGTTGCTCGGCTAACTACCACGTCCGTAAAGCAATTAAGAAGGGTTACAAGTGCGAGGAGGTAGCCGATACTATAACAATAAATTCTATTGACTCAATTCCTTACGTTTTAAACGATACAATTGCTTGGGAGAAGATAGTAGTTCAAAAAGATACAATCATTCGTTACAAGCAAGGAAAAGTACCTAAAACAAGATTAGAGCTTCGTTTTGACAAGAAGAGATTTTCTGACAGCTTACAGGCTGTTAAAAAAATGTATTCTGACAGCTTAGAGGCTGTTGTGAAAATGCACCGTGTGAGTGCAAAACAAAAAACTAAACAAGTTAAGCATGAGAATAAGAGTGGGGCTAACCTATTTCTACTTGGTTTAGTTACAGGAATCATATTAACTATAATCATAAGATATGCAATTAATCAAGCACTCAAAAAATTTGCATGAACTCATCGTCCCTACGGATGATTTTCAGATAGCAATGTTATCAGACATCCATTGGGACAATCCTAAATGCGATTGGGATGTCTTGAAAAGCCACCTAGACTACTTCAAGAAGAACAATATTCCCGTCATGATAAATGGGGACTTCTTCTGTCTGATGCAGGGTCGCGGCGATAATCGTAGAAACAAGTCTGATATCAGGCCTGAGCACAATAACTTCAGATACCTTGACTCAATTGTTGAGACAGCTGTGGAGTGGTGGACACCATATGCTGACATCTTAACTGTGATTGGTTACGGAAATCACGAGACAGGTGTTATTAAATGGCAGGAGACTGACATCTTACAAAGGTTTGTTGATCTGCTAAACCTTAAGTGCGGAACAAATGTACAAGTAGGTGGATACGGTGGGTGGTTAGTCGTTAAGATTGGAACAAGGTCTTCAATGACATACAAAATTAAATACTTCCATGGATCGGGAGGCGGTGGAATTGTTACAAAGGGAGCCATCAACCTAACAAGAGCCTTAGAGCTATATGAGGACTTTGACGTGTTTACAATGGGTCATATCCACGAAAATGCATCACGTAATGACGTGAGAGATATGATTCAGCATAATGCGGCAACGGGATATCAGATCAAGCATCGTCAGATACATTTGATGCTGACAGGTACCTATAAAGAAGAGTATGAAGATGGGCATCATGGGTGGCATGTTGAGAGAGGCGCTCCTCCAAAACCAATTGGTGGTCGTATACTTAGACTAAAAAATGTACGTATATTAAAGAATGGTACAGACAGAATGGAGAAGAGTATTGACTCAAGTAAAATCATTATCTAATAAATTGTATCTTTGTAAAAATTAAATGAAATGAAAGTAGAAAAATTTTTGACTAAGGAAGAGCTTGAAAAGATTCAAGCTATGCACAATGAGTTTAACAAGCTTAAGATTCAGGTTGCTGATTCTGAGCTTCAAAAGCAATCAGCTTTGAGAAACATTGAGTTTCTTAGAAGTGAGTTTGCAAAACATGAACAAGAACTTATGGCCAAGTACGGTGAGGATGCTGTAATCAATATGCAAACCGGAGAGGTCACTAAAAAATAAGAGAAATGAAAATTAGTAGCTACGCAAATGATTCAACACCAAACCTAAGCGACAAGCTTATTGGTACTGATGTGGATAACCTAAATGCTACAAAAAACTTTACTATTGGTCAAGTTTTAAGCTTAGGAGTATCAGGTGGTTTATTTGTTCCTTACACAGGTGCAACGGGAAGCGTTGACTTAGGTGTTCACACAATTAGAGCTAATTCTTTTGTAAAGCAGGGCGGCACTGCATCTCAATTTTTAAAGGCAGATGGTTCGGTTGATACAAATACCTATGCTTTAGCAAGTTCTTTATCGAGTTACGTTCCGTATACAGGTGCTGTATCAAGTGTAAACTTAGGTTCAAACAATATCACTGCTAACTCTTTCATCAAAGTAGGTGGACTTTCTACTCAGTTCTTAAAGGCAGATGGTTCGGTTGATACCAATACGTATCTAACAACATCAAACTTTTCTTACGGAAGCTTCTATGATACTTTATTACAAACTGCATTAGTGAATAATACTGCATATCCAATAAAGTTAAATACTACTGATGTAACTGCTACAAGTGGAATATCAGTATTAAATGATGGTCTTGGAAATCCTACTCGTATTAAAGCTTCTGTAGCAGGTGTATATAATGTTGCATTTTCAGCTCAGCTTCAAAGAACAACAGGTGGTTCGTCTGAGACTATAGATATTTGGCTTAGAAGGAATGGTACTAATTTAGCTTGGACAAATACTTCTGTAAACGTACAGGCTAACGCAGGTTATTTAGTTACAGCTTGGAACTTCTTTGTTCAAATGGATGCAGGAGCTGAGATTCAACTTATGTGGTCTACTACTTCAACTGCTGTTCAGATTGTTACTAAGCCTGCTACTGGTATTCATCCTGAAACCCCGTCAGTTATTTTGACAATAAACAAAGTATCTTAATGGATATTAGAAAGATATCAGTTGGTCCTGACTACAAAGGTGGAGCAATGCACTATATTGTTGGTCAAAGAGTGTTGGGTGAAACTCAAGAGATTCACTTAATCAAATACGATGACGATAAGCAATCAATTAAGATTTATATTGCCAATGATAAGAGTGAGATTGTACTTTGGAAAGAGTTCAACAATACCATTCCTATTGCCATTGAGTACAATATAAATATCTAATGCAATCGCCATTTTACTTTATCACAAAACCAATTAGCGGAAAAAGATACAACAACACCAAGGAGATTGGTGGTATCGAGCTTATTGTAAGCACTTCTGAAGAAGATCACAGGTTCTCAAACAGAGAGGCTGAGGTTCTTGAAGTTCCTATTGACTATAACGGACCAATCAAAGTTGGAGACAAGTTATTAGTTCATCACAATGTATTCAAGTTCTATAACGACATGAAGGGTCGCCGCAAGAGTGGCAAGAGCTTCTTCAAGGAAGATATTTTTCTAATTGATGATGAGCAGTTCTTTATGTATCACAATGAGACAGGTTGGCACGCACATGACAGATATTGTTTTGTTCAGCCTATCAAGCCTGAGGAGTCATTCATATACAAACCAATTGAGGAGGAACCATTGATGGGCATCATGCGTTACCCTAACAAAGCATTGATGGATGAAGGTATTCAGGCAGGAGACAAAGTATGCTTTAAACCTGACAGCGAATATGAGTTCATTGTGGATGAGGAAAAGTTATATCGCATTTATGATCATCAGATAACAATTAAGTTATGAGCAGAGAAAAGCAATTAAGACTTAGTATTATTGAGGCAGGTTATAGAGCTGTTGAGCAACTGATTAAAGTTGCCAAAGAAGATATTATTAAGCCTGACCCTGAGGATGATTTATCAGCAGATAAATTAAAAAATGCTGCTGCATCAAAACGATTAGCTATATTTGATGCATTCGAAATTTTAAATAAAATTGAAGCTGAGAAAGCTACGCTAGAAGAGGTGAAAGATGAATCCCCAAAGATCGATACAAAGCAAGGATTTGCAGAGCGAAGAGCTAAATAGTCTCTATCGTATTGTCAAAGACCATATTCCTAAGAGAGTTTTCGATCAAAAGAATCGGAATCATAGTTGGCAGTATGGATATAACGACCAATATGATGTGATTATCATATCTAAAACAGGTCGTATTGGAGAGATATACCTCATCAATGGTATATACATAGCGTTGCCTGAAGCTCCAAGTGACTGCGCTAAGAGAAGTAATAAGACATCTGAGCAACATTGGGAGAGAGAAGAGATTCCAAAACAACTAGACCGTATTCAGTCAATATTCCAATGGCATGAGATGCCTAAAGAGTTCAAGGCTAAATATGTTGACTACATAGAGGGTGAGTTTGACAGAAGGGATCAAGGGCATTGGTTTATGAATAATGGCACACCAACATACATCACAGGTGGTCACTATATGTATCTTCAGTGGTCTAAGATTGACATCGGATATCCCGACTTCCGTGAAGCTAATAGAATATTCTTTATATTTTGGGAAGCATGCAGAGCTGACTACAGATCATTTGGTATGGTGTACTTAAAGATACGCCGTTCCGGGTTCTCATTTATGTCATCATCAGAATGTGTAAATATTGCAACTCTCGCTAAAGATGCAAGGGTTGGTATATTATCTAAGACAGGTTCTGATGCTAAGAAGATGTTTACAGATAAGGTTGTGCCTATCAACAGCAACCTACCTTTCTTCTTCAAGCCTGTGATGGATGGTATGGACAAACCAAAGACGGAGCTCGCCTATCGAGTTCCTGCGTCCAAGATCACCAAGAAGAATATGCATGAGATTGATGAGGATGGGGTAGATGGCCTTGACACAACAATAGATTGGAAGAACACTGACGAGAACTCATACGATGGTGAGAAACTATTGTTCTTAGCGCATGATGAGAGTGCTAAGTGGATAAAGCCAAATAATATTCTAAACAATTGGCGTGTAACCAAAACGTGTCTTCGATTGGGTTCTAAAATCATCGGTAAGTGTATGATGGGATCTACATCAAACGCACTTAGCAAAGGTGGTCAGAACTATAAAGATCTGTACGAGGACTCTCGCCCTTCTACACGCAATGCCAACGGTCAGACCAAGTCAGGTCTATATTCGCTATTTATTCCTATGGAGTGGAACATGGAGGGCTTCATTGACCTTTATGGCATGCCTGTGTTGCGTAAGCCAAATGCTCCAATAAGAGGGGTTGATGGAAACTTAATTACAAATGGGGCCATTGACTATTGGGAGGCAGAGGTTGACTCATTGAAGAATGACCCTGATGCGCTTAATGAATTCTATCGTCAGTTCCCAAGGACAGAGTCACACGCATTTCGTGATGAAAGTAAGGCTGCGCTTTTCAATCTGACAAAG